AGCAACGGCACCAGACCGCCACAGACCGCCGTTATCAATTGCCAGGTCAGTGTCGCGAAAAGTTATTAACGGATCGGGACCACTTAACGCCAATGACGGCGCTGTTCCGCCAGCGCCGGTCGGGGTATAGCCGAGCGCGGCCACTACATCGGCTGAGCTTAGTGTGACGATGCCCGTGCGACTGTTGAACGACGCCACGCCAGCAATACCTGCCGCAACTTGATTGAGTACATAAGCCGTGGTTGCAAGCTGATCGGTGAATGTGCCATCGGGCGCTGTTGGCGCAAGCGGAATGCCGCTGAATTCGGGGCTATTCAGGTCTGCCTTGGCAGATAGCAGCGCATTGATCGCCACTGCCTGCGCGATGTCCAGCGCGTCGACATAACCCTTGTTGGCGATGCCATCCGGCGTAGTCGGCGTCGGCGTTTCCGGGTTGCCGGTTAACACTCCGTTGGCGCTGTCCACTTTCAGCGCGAGCCCGGCGTCCAACTGTTGTTTGGGCACCGCATGCAACTCGCTCGTCGCATCGGCGTGCAGCGTTATAAAGTTCACCATCGTGCCGCCCGTCTTGGGCAGCGCTGCACTAGCTATCGCAAGAGCGTTTCCGACCGAAGTTTGCGCGGCATTGGCGGCCGTAGTTGCCGTTTCGGCGGCAGCCGTTGCGGCGGCCGCGGCCGTTGTAGCAACGCTTAGTCCAGCCTCCACCCGATCAAAGCCAGTGGTAGTGCCGTCGAACTGCTCGTTGACTGCAATAGCATCAGCCTTGGTGCCGGGGACAAAGCGATTTACGAAAGTCCAGAAGGCATTCGACATCCTATTTAGCCTCGTTCATTTTTTGAAGCCTCGCAACCGGTAGTTGTAGATGCCAAGTTCAATGGAAAATGGCGGCCGAATCTCTTGCCCGTGATAGATCAAGACCGAGACGGTTTCGGCCACGCCATCGATCCGGGCGCGCGGGTAAGCAACGCCGCCGCGCTCATCGGCAGAATTCCAAACCATTTCGTTCCAGTTGCCGGCGTTCCACAGCCCGAGCGAGAACGATGTGGCCGCCTCGACCGTCTGTGATATGTCCGGCTGCGCGAGCGAGTAATCGAACTCGGCTTGCATCAGCAGGCGCACTCGACGCGGCGTCGACACTTGCGCCGCGAAGCCGCTGAAAACCTTGAGCCGCATCGGGCGTTGCAGATTGTCCGGCGCGGTGCGCAACATACAGCCAATGGGCTCGCCATCAAACGACCACCCCACGTCGGTGCGATACACAAATCCATCCTCGGCCCCTATCACGCACAGTTCGTTGCCTACGCTGTCGTCGCCGTTGAAAGCGCAGGTCGGCTTGATCGGCGCCGCCAGCACTGAATAGCCGACGATCCGGTTGCCTTTGTAGGTCTGCGTCAGCGCCGTGCCGTCGTCGAACCACAGGCGGTATTGCGACTTGTCGCGCACGATGGTCGAGGCAATCGCACGTCCCTTGCGCGCGTCGAGAAACTTTTGCACCCTCTGCGACACCGCCGCGCTCTCAAAGTCACCAAACGACTGGGTTGCAATCAGCGGCATCAGGCCGCGGTTGTCGAGCGCAATCGCGCCGCCGGGGCCTTCCTGTGCCGTGTAAAGCGCTGCCCCCGCATCGCCCGCGTGCTGCTTTAATTCCCAAGTCGCCGCACTAGCGCCGTACAGCAGATGGGTTGAATTCTTGCCGTACACCGCCAGCACGTCACCCTTAATGGATAGCAAATTTGTGATCTCGTCACCAATGCCAATCTCTTGCGCGCCGGTGCGTGGCGTCCAGGTTCCGGTCGGATCGCCGAGCGGGCTGTTTTGCAGCGAGCCGTTCTGAAAAGCGAGGAACAGGTAGTTCTTGTGCCCGGCAATATGAAAGGGCGTGTCGACTGCCATGCCGGTCGTAATGTCGGTCCAGGTGGTGCCGTCCCACTCGAACGCCTTATGCACGCCGCTGACCCCGTATAACGCTCGCGCGCTGGCCGCGCCCTTGAAGTTCTGGACGATGAATTCGTACTTGCCGTTCGGGACAAGCCCGGTTTTTTTCGATACCCACCCGGCCGTACTCGAACCCCACATCACCGCCGTCGCGCCGCCCACCGCGTTGCGGAAGGCGTACACCACACCGTTGTGGATCGCCGCACCAAGCACGTCGCCCTCGCCCGGCACTTCCAATATCAACGAGCGCGCACTGTCGGCAGCAAGTGCAGTAAAAACATCGAACGAATCTTCCAGCAGCGAGCCGGTTTCGACCGCGCCGCTTTTGGTGGCACGCACGATACCGCCAACGGTCAACGATTCGGTCGCGGCAAAGGTGCCTACCATGCGATCGATCACAATCGTGCCGGCAGCGTCGTTGAACACGAACTGCCCGCCGGTCAGCGTAACGGCCAGCACATGCCCGGTAGCACCTGAAGTGGCTCCAGTAATGGTGGCGCCGACCGCGATCCCGGCCGCCTGGCCGGTAATGAACGGGATCAGGAAGTAGCTTGCCTTGAACGGCTCGGAGTGGCCGTCGTAGCGCTCATACCCGTCGAACCGACGATAGCCTCCATCGGGAAGGCACTCGTAGTTCTCCATCAACGTGACTTCGCCCGGCTTCAGAGCCGAAGTCACTCCACCCAGATTCAAGCCACCCTTCATGGCAAACGGCCATGCTTGGGTTTCCATCAATCCTCGCCCCGGCTCGCCACCCGTTCAATCGCCGGCACGGTTTCAATTACCAGGCGGTTGAGGGCGCGCCCATAGTCGTCCCTCGCCTGCTTGAATAACTCAGAATCACCGTCGTGCGTCGCGTAATACATCAAGGCTTTTTTAACGATCGTATGATGGTGCTGCTCCGGCATCATCGGCACATGCTCACCAATAGACATCGACTCCGGCGTCAGCTTTGCCTCGACTTTCCAGATGTAGTCAAACTCCGGCACGCGATTGAACTCCACGACGCGCCACGGGCGAATCGTGACCGCCGATGGAATCCCAACGCCCGACGTATCCGGCCAGTCGCGCAGCATTTGCGCATGATCGATTACGCGCACGCGCGAGCGCTTACCAGCATCGTCATACAGCCACGAATTACCACTCAAGAAACGCTTAACGTCCGGCCGGTTCCACGAGGCACCCGACAGCAAGTCGTAACTTCCAACGCCGGCCGCGAGCGGCACATCACACATGGCACGCAGCCAGTCGAAATCGAGCCCGAGAGATTGAATCTCGATATACGCCTCGTTGGTCCAGCGCACGATCTTGGCGTAGATGCCAGTCTGCCCCGCCACGGACGTTGGCCCTTCACCTTGAAGACTGGCATCGCCGCGTACCGTTTGACACAGTTCGAGGAAATTCAATTGTTCCCCTTCAGCAGGTTGGCCCGCGCAAAAAGAATGTTGAGATTTGCCAGTACGTGCAAGCCACTAACGGTTTGGCCACGCAGCGGAATTTCATGGTCTACGTGTACATCGATCGGCAGCCCGCGCGGCGGCTCGATACGCGTTGATGTAAGCGCTATATTTTTCATAATTGGCTGCTCGATATGCGCGCGCTTGGATGGCTGGTTTTGTCATGCTCAATTTCATGGGTCCGTAACTAATCCATCTGCACTGCTACTGCCGTCCACGCCCAAGGTGCCGCTGGAGACGCCAAACGTGGCCGTCACGCCAGTTGCAGTTCCGGTCACATCACCCGCGGCTTGATCCGAGCCAGCCACCGTCAGCACAGTGCCGGTCGCGGTTCCAATGGTGCCGATCGCGACCGATGATCCGGCGTCGATGTCCTGAATGAAGCCCTGCGCGTTGCCGATCGTGCCCTGATAAGTCACCGCCGAAATACTGAATAGCGTCGACGGCCGGCCGATTGGTCGAATCTGTTCGTTCGATTTCGTGCGCGGAGCGCGCATTCTTTCGGCAGGGCGGCCGCGCAGCCCGCCAGTCGCGCTGCCTCTGACACCCTCCAGCGTTCCTGTGCTGATGAGAGTAATGTCGGCAAACGCACCGCCCAAAACAACGACGCTGATGCCGGTAATGTCTGTGGTAGCAGTCGCTTCGCCCGTTACGTCGGCGAGCGTTTGCGCGCTATTACC